CTGGTGCATTAACTTATAACGAATTATTTGACAGGGTATCAAAACTTACTGGTGTTCCAGCGAATACATTGAAAGTAATGTCAGTTGTTGAATCTATTGCTGGTAAGAATAAGGGTCCTGGAATTAACAAACCTACTGCTGGTGGTTTTGTTGGTTTAATGCAATTCCAATATAAGGCTGCTGCTGATGTTAGAAACAAGCTTAATACTGCGGTATTCATATCTAGTAATAGTGATTTGAATTATGCTGCTGCGGTTGATTATACTAAGAAAGAAATTCTAACCCCAAAGGGTAAGTGGTCTAGTGAACCTGATAAGAATAATCCAACGAATAACTCCTACTTTGATGACTATATTAATGCCTTAGCTGCGGCTTATTACGCACTTAAATATGTGAATAGTACACCAAGTAGTTTGGGTTTAAAACTTGCGCCTAGAATTTATTTGACTCATCAACAAGGTCCAAGTGGGTACCTAAACATACGTAATCACCCAGATAGTAAGGTTAACTCAAATGCGTTAAATAATACACCACCATACCAATTCCCAGCCGATAAAGCTGAACGGTATAACCAAGAATGGTTGGCAGCGTGGACTGGTAGAATAGATTCGGTTTCACAAAGTATAGACCCTACTTTCAAGTCGAGTAATAACGACAACTTCCATAATGCGAACGAATTGAGAAGCACACTTGAAAACCTTAGTAAAGACGGTAAAAGTAGTTATACTGAGAAGGGTAATGCATTGACTTCTTCAGGTGAGGATATTCAAGAAGATACTGAGAAATTAGGTTCTGCAATATTCAGTAAAATTAAGGAGTTATATCCAGAAATTAACGTAATTGTTTCTGCTGGTAACGATTCAGGTCATAGTGGTCGTAGTAGACACGCATCAGGTAAGGCAATTGACTTTACCGTTAGAGGTGCTGATAACAGGAAGATAGTCCAAATGGGAGAATATAAGAAGTTAGGTGCATTTGCGCCACCAGCAAAAAACGATTATACGGCACAACAACGGGTTATAATCGATAACGTACTTGCTATAATACAAGGTTATACTGCTGGTGACGGTTATCCAAACATTGGTTACTTAGATGAATATACTTTGGGTAGTGAAAGCGCTTCAGGACCCCACTTCCATATATCATACCTCCTTGGTGGTGGGGATGAGAGTAAGACAGAACAAGCGTTGTCAAAAGCTAGAGCACAAGGTGGTGAAATAGACACGTTTAACGTTTAATTGTTGAATCTAAACTAATATTGTAGTACCTTTGTAAAAATGCTATTAGGAATCGTCATATCAGAAAAGGAAGTAAAGCTTGGAGAGAACTTCACGTGGCTACCATTTACTGAAGCGAGAGCTTGGGACGGTACACCAACCATGTGTGTTGGTATGGAAAGCACTGGTGAGGTGTTTGATAAGGAGTTAGACGTAATGGATAGGAAGATTGACGAGAATACTTTCTGGACATTCACACGAAAGGAACACCGAACGCATCACGCTGAAGACATAATGGATTTCGTAGATTTCTGTTATAACCGATTGATAGATAAGGTTGAGTACAAATTCATCGACCCACTATTGATGTCTGAAGATGACCACACCAACTTATTTAACAATATAAAGGGTGGTGATTACTTGGTTTCGTATAAGGACAAAGACATGGTTTACATGTACGAAAGATATGGTAATGGTGTGATATATGGTATCAATTTAATGTTCTACCAATACATGGGTATTGATAGAGAGAGAATGTTAGGTCGAATTAACGCAATATCGGGGGTTCTTCTTGAAGGGGACGATATACTTATAGAATACGAGGATTTTATGGATGCATACTGTGAACAAGTGCAGTACATACCATACCTTCACTCTATAAGAAAACATGTCAACTAGGAATATTTTATTAGCCTCTTTTATTGAAACTGACCGTTTAGAATGGTTCTATGGGTTCATGGAAGGTAGACATTACATTAAACGAAAAGGGATATTCAAATATCGACAAATTGCCGAACCAGACTTGAATATTATGACCTTCAGATTCTCAATTGATACAGATGATAGGGTAAACTTTAATGCGTTATTCCCGAATGCGTTACTTATACACAAGAAGGGTGATGCGTTATATACTATAAACGGGTTGAATAAGTTGATTGAATCTGACAATTCAGAGATGGCTGGTAACTTGGTTTATAGTGATGTTATTATAGATTGGTCTGAATATCAGAACAGAATGATAATGGTTGATGGTGATAATCTGGTCATAAATGAGATAGAACGCATATTTTAGCTAAGTTCGGGATATTTATATAACGGAGCGTAAAACCCACCCATCAGAATGTGGGTGGGATGTAAGCGACAAAGGTAATAATTAACCTTGACTTAAAATGAATGAAGGTTTAAAAATATTTGGGCAGGGACTGCCCAATACAAAGGTGGAGAGGAAATCAGACGTTAGCAATAACGCACACTCAATGAAACCCGAAGCCCAACCCATCGGCTCTGCCGTGGGTGGGTAGTTCACAAGAGATAACGAACACCTAATTCAATTATTATGGAAAACGAAACAAAGAAAAAGAAAGACCTGACTGGTAAGCTTGATGACTTCTTAGGTGAAGAATCAACTCAGACAATCGAATGTAATGGCGATGTTTGCATCATTAAGAATGATAAGAGCATTGTAGAAAGAGTTCACAAGACTGTGATAACACAAGACGGTAGACAACTATTAACGTAATGGCTAAGAAAGACTACGCAAAATTAATCAAAGAAGAAGCGGCACGTGCCAAAGCGATTGTAGAATATACTTTCGTTGGGGTTACTGAAGCTGATGAACCAGACCCTGATGCTGAAGAACCTACTGATGACGTTGACGCTGCCGTTGGTGACATTGAAGGTGAGTTAGATATGGATGGTGGTGAACCAGAAGGTGATGCTGAAGGTTTCGGTGACGAAGCTGGTGGTGAACCAGAAGGTGAAGGTGCTCCAGAATTGGACGCTGCAATGGATGCTGAACCAGAAATGGAACCAGAGATGCCAGCCGAAGATGAAGTTGAGTTAGATGTTACTGAGTTGGTGAATAGCACTGAAGAAGCTAAAATGGCTTCAGACATGGCTAACGCTAAATTAGAAGATTTAATTAACGGATTCGGTACGCTACAACAACAAATGGCGTCAATGGAGAAAATCCATGGTAATATCGAAGAACTTGGTTCTAAGGTTACCGATTTGGAACATGACATCGAAAGAAGAAACCCAACACCAGAGGAACAAATAGAAATGCGTTCTTTGGATTCATACCCATATAGCATTAAGCTGACAGATTATTGGTCAGATAATGAAGATAAATTGGCTATCCCTAAAGAAGAGGTTGATGGTAAGACTAAGGAGTATGTGTTGACTAAACAAGATGTGGATGATTACTCACCAAACGATATCAAGAAGAGTTTTAGGAATTTTGATGAAGAAGAAGTGGATTTGTAAGAATATACATTGTTATATCATAGTTGAAAAGTGGATTTATTCCACTTTTTTGCATTTAGGGGTTGACAGGTCTGACATTCTGTAGTATATTTGTATCATCGAAATTCGTTCATCTGTTAAGCTAACGAAATCCGAAAAAAAGGTTGAAAAAAGTTTAAATTTATAGGTCTTTTTGGGGTGTAGCTTGATATTTATATATGTTCGAACAAAGAGTAATAAACAATAAAAACAATTAAACAACAAAAACAACAAAAATTATGAGTGAAAACAGTAAATCTTACGAAGCTATTATAGCACAGTACAATGCCGCATCAAGCAGCAACAAATCTTCAGGTAGCAAATTCAGCACCTCAAATTACTTCACAACTTTCTTGAAGCCAGGAATTAACTCCGCAACTAAGACGATTAGAATCCTACCTGCAAAGGTTGAGGGTGAAACACCGTTCGTAGAAATGTGGGGTCACACGTTCCAATTGGCAGATGGTCAATGGAAGACCTTTACATGTCTAAAGCATGAAGAAGACAAGGCGTGTCCATTCTGTGATGTGAATTCAGAATTATATTCTTCAGGTACTGAGGAAGATAAGGAACAAGCTAAGAAGTACAGAGCAAGAAAGTTCTACATTGCTAGAGTTATCGACAGAGAACTTGAAGCTGATGGTGTTAAATTCTGGAGATTCAGAGACAACTACCAAAAGCAAGGAACACTTGACAAGATATTCAACGTTATGACGTTGGTGAAGGGTAACATCGCAGATGCGACTGCTGAAGCTGGTCAAGACCTTTCAGTGTCAATTGCACGTAACCAAAATAACGTGCCGATTGTTCAAACAATCCTACCATTACCAGATAAAACAAGACTTCATGAAGATGTAGCTTTGGAAACTGAGTGGTTGAGCGACACAAAAACGTGGAAAGATGTTTATAGCATCAAACCATACGAGTATCTTGAGATTATCATCAAAGGTGGTACACCAACTTACGACAATGTAAACGAGAAGTGGGTTGACAAGGACACATTTGAAGCTCAAAATTCGGGTTCAGGTGCAAGTGCCAACACTAAGGAAGACTTAGATAGTGAATTAGAGATGGGAAACTCTAATGCAGGTTTAGTAGCCGAAGAAAGTGCCCCAGTTGACAAGACTGTAACTCCAGAGTTAGTGGATACTAAGGAAGCGCCAGAGGCGACTCCAGACGTAACTACTGAAAAGACTCCAGAACCAGCATTGGAATCTGCAACAACAGAGGATGGGGATGACGACATGCCATTCTAATCTGAGTACAACAACAAGGATAAAAGAGGTGGCTTCGTGCCACCTTTTTTACCCTAAAATTAACAACAACAACAAACACAACAACAACAAACACAACAACAACATGGCTGGTAAACGACCTACAAAAAAGACTACAAATACAGCGAACCAAACATTCAACTTAGACACTTATTTAGATGGGCAAGAACTAGACGTTAACCCTGAAGATAAGGAAATAACGTGGATTCCCCTATCAAAACCGTGGCATGATGCCATTAAACTTCCTGGTTTCCCAAGAGGTTATGTGAGTTTGGTTAGGGGTTTTTCTAATACTGGTAAATCAACTGCGTTCTATGAAGCTATTGCAGGTGCTCAAAAGATTGGGGACTTCCCGATCGTGATTGAGACTGAAGGTAATTGGAGTGACGAACATGCACGTTCTGTAGGTGTTCGATACAAAGAGGTAGTAAATGAAGAGACTGGTGAAGTAACTTATAAGGGTGATGGTTTTATGCTTATTAAGCAACACAGCCTATACCAAATGTACAAGAACTATTGTCACGATGAATGTAAGATGAAATCGAAACCAACAAGGTATGAACCTGTTATTGAAGATGTAGCGTTATTCGTCAACCAAAAGATAAAAGAACAAGAGCAAGGTCTACTACCGATGAACCTATGTTTTCTATGGGATTCAATTGGAACTTTGAATGGTTATAGAACGGCAACGAAAGATGCATCTAATAATCAATGGAATGCTGGTTCAATGAACGCATTCGGTTCGCTAGTTAACTTTAAGATACCGTCTAGTAGGGACAAAGCGTCTAAGTATACGAACACGTTTATTTGTGTTCAAAAAATATGGTTAGACAATATGAATGGTGGAATCGTCAAACATAAAGGTGGTGAGTTCATGTTCTTCAATTCTAGATTAATTGTTCACTTGGGTGGTATTGTATCACATGGTACTGTTAAACTACACGCTACTGCTTTGGGTAATACATACCAATACGGTACCCGAACTAAGATTAAGTGTGAAAAGAATCACATTAGCGGTATTGAACGTTCTGGTCTAATTGCGTCTACGCCTCATGGGTTTGTTAATCCAGATGAGTTGGACGAATACAAGAAGGAGAATAGAGCCTTTATTCATGCAGCAATGAACGTACCATTTGATACTGAGGTGTCATATGAAGAGGAAGAAGATAAAGGTGATAATAGTACTCCTGATTTTTAATAGAATGTTTAACCCTGTAAATAAAATGGGATGCCTAAGAGACCACCAAAGAATGGTGTAAGAATTGAGAGAATCAACACGTTATTAGTAGATGGAAATGCCCTATTCAAACGAGGGTACCATGGTAGTCATAACGCATACAATAGAAAACAAGAACACGTTGGTGGAATATACCAATTCATAACGGTTCTTAAAATGTTACTAGCCAAAGACGTATACCATAGGGTGTATGTGATGTGGGATGGTAATTTCAGTGGGAAACTTAGATACGACATTTACAAGGACTACAAGTCTGGTCGAGGTAAGAACTACGAAGAAGGTACTGAACCTGAAGATAAAGAAGAAAGACTTCAGCAGTTCAAGGTTAAACAATATCTGTATCATTTGTCAATACGACAAGTAGGTGATGAGATTACAGAAGCTGACGATTTTATAGCTTTATACTGTAAACATAAAGAGGTTAACGAAGATATCACGATAGTAACAAGTGATAGAGATATTTGCCAACTAATAGATGATGAAATTAAGATATGGTTATTGGATAAGAGGTTATACCTAACGGTTGACAACTACCAAGAACATTTCAAACATCACCTTTCAAACTTAGCCTTAGTTAAGGTAATTGGTGGTGATAATTCAGATTCGATTAAAGGGATTAAAGGGGTAAAGGAAACGACCTTACTAAAACACTTTCCATTCATAGCAGAACGGCAGACATCTTTAGAGGAAATTCTGACAGAGTCCAATAGGATTCAAGAAGAACGTGCATCTGAAAAGAAGAAACCATTAACGGCACTTACAAATCTCCTTACCTCAACAACCGATGGTATACAAGGTAAGGATATTTACGAAATAAATAAAAAGCTGGTAGACCTAACCATCCCAATGGTAACCAGTTCGGGTACCCAACATTTAATAGATGTTATGGATACACCACTAAGTACAGACCGAGAAATAACGGAAGTGTACAAAATGTTAGAGAGGGATGGGGTACAGGAAATGATACAAGAGTATTACATGACTGATTACTTCTTACCATTCAAGAAATTGATAGATAGGGAGAAGAGATTGATTAACAACAACAACTAATTATGAAAGCAAGAAACAACAGAAGAGACGACAACAGATTCGAATTCAAATTAACAAGCAACGGACATATCATATGTCAACGATTCTTTGCGGTTAATAACTTCAATAAGGAGAACTTAAAAGACGTTAAAGACCTTATGGACGCACTTACAGGTATGAACAACAACAGTTGGGGTGGTATGGGTCTAATACCAGCACACCTTAAGAGGCAATCAGAGGATTACCTATGGAAGATGTTCAAACCTTACGAAGTTCAAACGCCAGAGCAAATCGATAGACGAGATGTATTCGAGAACGAAGACGTTATCGGTTTTGTATTGAAGTATGATGGTCGCTTAATCGCAATGACCGAATTCAGTGGTAATTTCTTCCCACCAAAAGTGAGATACAATATCAGTATCCGAGACATTATCCCTGAGATTTATTCAGAGGTAAGGGAACATCTATCAGCATAAGTTGATAGGTTATTGAAATAAAAGTGCTACTAAATATATTTACAACAAATGGGTAAACAAAAAGAGGGTTTCGAGTATCTTGGGTTGAAGTTCCAAGAGAGATTAATAAGACAATTCTTAGTGGATAGAAAATTCGCTGAGAGGATTCTGGATATAGTTAACCCAAACTATTTCGAAGATGAATCATTAAGGGTTATTGCTGCAACTATTAAGGATGCTTATGAAAAGTATGAAACGATTCCAGATGTGGATAGTCTTAAAATGCGTGTGGTTGCCAACCTTGACAATGACATTAAGAAAAAGTTTCTTACAAGTCAAATCGATAGGGTAGCTAACGCTGAGGAAAATGATGGTATCTATATCCAAGAGACTTCTATGCAGTTCTGTAAACAACAAGAACTTAATAAGGCTCTTAGATTATGTGAGAAGATCATCGACAAAGGTGATATTAATGATTATGAACAATGCGCTGACCTTATGCGTAAGGCTTTGGAAGCTGGTGATATCTCTGATAGTGATAAAAACGTGTTAGAGGGGTTGGCAGAAGTATTGAAAGATGACTACAGGAAGCCTATTCCGACTGGTATAGACGGTTTAGACGATTTAATGGATGGTGGACTCTCCAGAGGTGAGTTAGCGCTTATACTGGCTCCTTTTGGCGTTGGTAAGACAACCATGATTACTAAACTGGCTAGTAGCGCTAAAAGGTATAATTGTAACGTACTACAAATATTCTTCGAGGATAACGTTAAAGTAATTCAACGTAAGCACTTATCTTGTTGGACGGGTATGGAACTTAATGACCTATCGTTACCAGAGAATCTAGAACGGTTAGAAGATGAAATTGAACACCAAGAGGAAAATGGTGGTAAAATCATCCTTAAAAGATTCCCTAGTGTTGGTACGACAATAGCAACGATTCGTCAATACGTTAAGCGTAAGATTGCCCAAGGTTTTAGACCAGACATGTTACTTTTGGACTACATTGATTGTGTTCAACCAAGTGTAATCCAATCAGATAATAACGTTGGTGAAGGTATGGTTATGCGTGAGTTTGAAACACTATTAGCTGATTTCGATATTGCAGGTTGGACAGCGATACAAGGTAATAGAAGCTCAATCGGTTCTGAAGTAGTTGAAGCTGACCAAATGGCTGGTTCAATTAAGAAAGGTATGATTGGTCACTTTATCGTTAGTATTGCTAAAACTAACATTCAAAAGGAAGCTGGTATCGCTACAATGGCGATTCTTAAGTCTCGTTTCGGGAAAGATGGTATTATTTTCCACGACATTAAATTTGATAACTCAACACTACAAATCGACATGACAGAGAACGAAAGTGGTGAAAGTTTTGTTGCAAATACCCAAACCAAAGTGGTTGAGACTCAACAACGTATGAATACGATGATGGAAATGGCTAAGGAAAGAAGGTTGGAAGAAGAGCGTAGAAAGGTTGAAGAAGATAGAATAAAAGAATTGGCTGAGGCTGAGGACGATAGCAAAACAGAGGCATAATAAGTGGTCGGTTTATAGGTGACACACCTATTTACTGTAAAGATATTCGCAAAATTGGCACAAGGTAATTACATTAATATAAACTACCCATTTAAGGATAGTGAAGAGGGGTTTTTCTTAGACTTGAACGATACAGATTCGGAAGCAGTTAGAGCCGACCTCATGCACTTAATTCTGACCCAGAAGGGTCAACGGTTATATAAACCTAATTTTGGTACAAACTTATTGAAGTTTATTTTCGAACCTAGTGACGCAGAAACGTTTTCAGAGATAAAAGCTGACATTAAGGCGGTAGTGAAGGAATACATCCCGAACTTAGTTGTCAACGAAATAATCGTTGAACAGAACCCAACCAATGAACACAGAGCGAGTGTCCGAATAGATTACACTATCAGCGATGAGGTATTCGTTGAGAAAGACTTTGTGATAATCAACCTATAATAGCACTTAATTGTGCCTTTTTTGTAATGTGAGCGAAAGCACATACCACATTACCTATAATAATATTGTTTAAAAATTAAAAACCGAAAAATGAAAGGTACTAAAATTTTGTCTGATATTAAATTCTATAATGACTACTCCAAATACGATGAGGTAGCTGATAGAAAACAGACTTGGGAAGAAAAAGTTGACACGGTAATGGATATGCACCGTAATAACCCTAAACTAAAAAAAGGGTTCGAAAACGAACAGTTTAATAACTATTTTACTGAAGCTGTTCAAGCATACAAAGATAGACTGGTATTAGCCTCACAGCGTTCACTACAATTCAGTGGTAAACCAATCATGAAGCATAATGCTAAAATGTATAATTGTACTGTCTCATATTGCGACAGAGCCAGAGTCTTCCAAGAAGCTATGTACATGTTATTGTGTGGTTGTGGTGTCGGTATGTCATTCGTAAAAGAATACGTTGCTAAGATACCAACAATATCTAAGAGAACAAATGGAACCGTAACATATGTTATAGAGGATTCTATTGAAGGTTGGTCAGATGCTGTTGGTGTATTGATGTCATCATACTTTAATTACGATAACACATTCCCAGAATATAAGAATTGTGTAGTTCACTTTGACTATTCGCAAATTAGACCAAAGGGTGCGCTAATCAGTGGTGGATTTAAAGCACCAGGACCTGATGGACTAAAACAGTCATTAGAAAGGATTGAAAAATTAATGGAAAGTGTGGTAGTACCTTCTTCAGAGAAGATGACACCTATCGTAGCTTATGACATTTTAATGCATTGTTCAGACGCAGTGCTTAGTGGTGGTGTTAGACGTTCAGCTACAATAGCATTGTTCAGTCATGATGATGAAGAAATGCTTAATGCTAAAACTGGTAATTGGTTTGTTGACAATCCTCAAAGAGCTAGGTCAAACAATTCAGTTGTCATGGTTAAGGGCGACATAACTAAAGGTGAATTTGAGAACATATTCCAATCAACTAAAGAGTTCGGAGAACCTGGATTTGTATTCTCAGAATCTTATGAAGTCGTATACAATCCGTGTGTTGAAATAGGTATGGTTCCAAGAACTATAGATGGTAGAAGTGGGTGGCAAGTTTGTAATCTGACTGAAATCAATGGTGGTAAATGTAATGATGTTGAAACATTCTATAAAGCGTGTATTGCTTCAGCCTTTATTGGTACGTTACAAGCGTCATACACAGACTTCAAATATTTAGCACCAGAGAGTCAAGAGATTTGTGACCGTGAGGCGCTTATCGGTTGTTCCATTACAGGTTTCATGAATAACCCTAAGATTTTGTTTGACCCAGAGATTTTAAAGACTGGCGCTGAATTAATCAAAGAGGTTAACGAAATCGTATCTGAAATGATTGGTATCAATAAAGCGGCTAGAACTACGTG